TGTCCTGCTCCATAAAATCCGTACGACATATTAAACCTCCGCTCTCATGTCAGATGAAATTTTGATCTCCCCGCCGCTGAAAAATCCGGGGCTGCCTGGGTCCTTGGTCGAGGGCAACTCGCCCCCCTCGAGCCACAGCGCATCCACCTTCTCGTTCAGCGTGCGGTTGTTTGCCAGGATGAGTTCGATCTCACCCAGTAACCTGTCCCGTTCGCGATCCGCAGTCTCCAGCTCCAACGAATGACACCACACCCAGATCGAGAGCCGGACGCGCACCCGCGTCACGCGTCCCGCCGCGATCGGCTGGCCCGCCGGGAGCTCGCGTCCCTCAAGGTAGACGCACACCCACGGAGTCATTTCCGCCGCGATCTGCATGTCCTGCTCCATAACCACCGTCACGTTGTCCAGCTCCGCCCGCAGGATCTGCATCACCTCGTTTTTCACGCCCCAATAATCCGCCTTAGCCACCGCGCGCCTCCTGAGCCTTGATCACCTTGGTAATAGCGCCATCAACCACGGACACCGCCAGTTCCTTGGCCTGCGCCACCGTGGGTAGCATCCGACGCCTCGGGATTCCGGGGTGATTGCGAACCGCCGTGACGAACACCGGCCCGCCTGGGGTCATGAACCTGAGCACCCCGCCCTTGAATATCTTGCGGCCTTTGGCATTAACTCCGTTCTCGGTGCGAGGGGTCTTTGGCAAAATCGGGTTCATGGCCGACGCCGACACGCCCTCCTCATGCGCCGAGGCGTAGATCACCCTAGTCCCAACCGTCACGGAGTTATCAGACATGTCGAACACCTGATCCCGGTTGGGGCGATCCACGTCGAAGCTCTGCTTCAAGTGCCCGGTATCCTGCAGGATCGAGGAGCTTCCCTTGCGTCTGCCCGCGACCGTGCCTTTCGCGAGCGGCTTCCAGCCTCCGACAAGCGCGCCTTGGGCGTCGAAATTCTTGATGATCCATCCCAAGTGCCGCAGCCCGATGGCCCGCAGCAGCGGCCGCTTGTTGAACGCGCGACCAGCCCGCGCCATGGTCTGGCGGAGCCTCACGGCGTCTATGGTGAACGAGATGCTCATCTCAACGCCCGCGTGTCGATGATCTTCTCAGGGTCAACCGATGAAAGCTCCGGGCAATCCTCCGTCATGGTCTGCTGATACGGCTCGGTGGAGGAATACATCGCGGCGTTCCCGACGGTGGCGGAGACCGTTGTGCCAGATCCGGTGATCAGCGGCATCTCACCAGAGGCGATCTTGTCCACCAGCTCCATCGACTCCTTGAAGCGGTCAGGCCACACGCTGTTGTTCATCTGCTCCGTGGTGTAAAAGCGCATGGCGAGTAACCGATAAAGCGTCAAATCGGTGGCGATCGTCTCCAGGACTGGCGGTGCCGGCACGATCGGCACGGTGTAGGTGCGAGCCAGCTTGGCGTTCATCACGGACTCGGCGGCCGTGATCACGCGTGCCAAGTCCGCGCTCTGCACCGTGGTGACGCTGTTCAGCATCGGCAGCGTCTGCTTCAGCAGCGTGACGTTCGTGTAATCCGCCATCAGTAATACTCCCCGATGAGTGGGTCGATCTTCTCTGAGGCGCGCCGCGTAAACTCGGCCATGAAGTCCTCCTTGTTCGCGAAGCGGTATTGAGCCTGCCCGTTAGGCTTGCTCGCGTTGGGATCCGCCTCGATGGAGAACGTCGTGTGGAAGCCCTCGCCCAGGATGCCGAGCGCCTCGCTGTAATAGGCGAGCGCGTCCGAGTTCATGTAGTTGCCCTTCCCGACGAAGTGCTTCCGACCAAGCTCCACGACCTCGCGCATCAGCGCCTTGATCTGGTCTGTGGCCTTATTGCCGTTCTGCGCCATCTCGAACCGCGCGAGCTGGACCTTGTCCCGCATCAGGAAGAACTTTTGGAGCAGTCGATCCGGGTATCGCTTCTCATCCATCTGTAGCAGCGGGAAATTGCGCACGAAACGCTGCTGCCGCGAGGACTCGATCAAGTAACCAAGGTGCGCGATGTGGACATCCGATAGCACGACGATCGGACCAGGGCCGGCGTTCAGCTCCAACTCGGGGTGCTCGTGCAAGCACCCGAAATAGCGCATGGATCGCCCATCCCGATGTGGCCTGCGCCTGAACAACCTCACCGGCATGTCAGGTGACATCGCCACGTCGCACGAGAGGTGATGCTGCCGGATGCCGTAACCGTGGTAATAATTGTCGCGCAGATATTTTTGCATGTTCACGGGTTGCAGCAACTTCTCATCGGTGTCGATCCAGAGCACGAAGTCCATCGCGCATGCGTCCAACGCCATGTTACGCGAACGCTCAAAGCCCTGTTCCATGGGGTCGATCCCCGGCACCAGCCGAACCTTGTCCCGCCACCGCGCGATCGGCTCCGCATCGTCCAGCAGTCGCATGGCCGCGTCGAACTGCCCAGTCGGCAGTCCGCAGTCGGCAATCACGATCTCGTCGGCCACGTGGTAAAGCGAGCGCAACGTCCAGAGCAGCGTCTCGATCACCATCTGCCCACCAGCGATCAACGCCGCGCTGACCGTGTGCCGCGGCCGCATCAACCAGCGTTTCCGCTTGGTGTCGATCCGACCCACCTCGTTGTGATCCGCGCGGTAGGAGACGATCCACCACCCGCATGCCGTCCCAAGCTCGATATTATCCCCTTGATAGTAGCAATCAATGATCAGGTCCGGCTTGTGCCCGAACATGTCCTGAAGGTCGTGCTTGTCGAAGTGCCAGATATGGCAGCGGTGTGGATAAGTGTGGTACGACGAATACTCCCAAGGCCCGAACGGCACCGTGATGTAAATATATCCGTCCTTCCTGACCTTCTTCTCCACGTCCTCGGCGACCCTCCAGGGCTCCGGCACGTGCTCCAATACCTCCTGCATCACGGCGCAATCGTAGTCGCTCGATAACGCTTGGGACGAGTCGTGCGTCCAGACCGAGAACGTGGCGCGCTCGTGGACGTTCAGCTTGTAGGCCCACTTCGTGGCCATGTCGGTGGAGAAGTGGTCGATGTCCACGCCGTGGATCTTGAGGTGCGGCAGTCGCTTCGCCCAGCCAATGGCGTAGGCGCCGTGCGCGCAACCGTAGTCGAGCACCGTCTTTACCTCCTTCTCGTGCTCGGTGAACCAGCGCTCGTTCAGGATGAACCGCGGCTCCCGCGGCGCGGTCTCATACACGTAGTCATCATGACCGGAGCCGATCCGCTCGTATTGCTTGCGGTAGCCGTCTGGCTCATCCGTGAAGAACCACGGCTCGACCAATTTCTGGAGCCTCGGCAAGTCCTTGAAGTCCTGCGGCCGCTCCCGCATCCACTCCTTGGCGGCGACGATGTCCGAGACCCGCCACATGTGGCGCACGGCACGATCCGCATCACTGTTCCTGACCTTGATCTCCCGATCGAATAGGTCCAGCCACTCCCCGGCCACATCCCGCCAGTCGAGCTTCTGACCGCGTCCGCGCCCGGTCTCCGACGCCAGAACGAAGGCGTCGTCATCCGTGGCGTATCTGACCACGGCGTTCACGAACGCATCAGTGTAAGCCTCGCTCGCCACGTCCTCCGCGAGCAACACCCCAGCCCCATCGGCTATGGTCTCCGGCAGCGCCCCCTTGCAACTGGTGACGATCGGGAGCCCAGCGGCTTGCGCTTCCATCGCGGAGATGCAACTGATTTCTGAAAACGCCGTCATCTCCGGCGCGGGAGTCGGGTAAGCGTAGACGCCCGCCGACTCGTAGAGCTTGTAGAGTTGCTGCTTGGTCAGCGCGCCGGCTTGGGCTACCTTGCCGAGCCCTAACGCCGCCATGCCTCGCTCGCAGCGCGCGTAGAAGTCCTGCCACTGCGGCACCTTGTTCTCGTAGCCACAGACCGTCAGGTGGAACCTCGGGTCTGCCTTGACGAGTCGCGGCATGATCCGCTCCAGAAGCACGTTCAGCCCCCGCTCCGGCCGGGCGGAGTAGACCAGGTGAAAGCGGTCCCGATGACGCGAAGATTCCTTGGAGAATAGCGAGGTGTCGATGCCGTTTCGCGTAACGCGCAACGCGCTATCGTCAAGGCCATATACCTGCATGTATTGGTCCCGCATCCAGTTGCTCAGGACGAAACTAAAGTCCACCGTCCACTGCGCGCTGCGGAAGTGTGCCGACCCACGCCCCAGGGCAAGGTCATGGCACCACATCACGTTGAGCCGCGTCTGGAGGTTGGGCGACATATACTCCGGCACCCGCTGGACTATAGTCACGTCGTGCTGCGTCCCGCGCGCAAACGCTCCCCAAGCGCCGAGCGGTAGATAGCGCACCCCGACCTCATCGGTCATCGCCCGCTCGGTGTTGCAGAACACCAGCACGTTCGACCCAAGCTTCTGGAGGTTCTTGGCCATGTAGATGGCGGCCGTCTCTGACCCACCGAGCGCCTGCTTCTTCAGCGTGTCCCCATCAAACGGCAGCCCCGGCACGGCCATCGCGATGTCAAGCTTCGTTCTCATGCTGTGATCTCTCTCCGCGTTCTGACGACGTTAAACACCGATCGCTTCCGAAACGGATACGGCGAGCCCGCCACCGTCTTGGTTGCGCCCCACTCCGACAGGTACACGCCGTCCGCGCTCGCGGGCATCGTGAACACTGCGTAGAACATCGTCGCGCCGCTGGTCTGCGCGGTCTGGCTGTTCAACAGCGTGTCGCCCGAGCCGAATATCGCAAAGTAGGGTGCCGCGTCCGGCCCCACGGAGCTCACCCACGTGAACTGCATGCTGTCCCCCGCCTCGAACTGATCACGCATCGCCCTTCTCCTCCGTCGCCTCACGCAGCAACCGCTCGCGCTCCTCATGGTCCACTCGGCGCAGCAACTCTTCCATCAAGCTCGCCGTCGACGGGGGCTTCGGCGGTTTCCCGTCCTCCATCGAGATGCCGTCCACTATGTGCACGCTATGCTCCATCGGCCCTCCACCGCGACCAGCTGAGCGTGAGGCCCAACGGGTCCTCGTGCCCCAGCCTGATGCCCATCGGGTCCAGTGCGCGAATAGTGACACCGAGGATCTGTGAGATGCCGAGCCGCACGTAGGTGATGAACTCGATCACGATCGGGAACCACTGCGCCGACACCACGTCGCTTAGCAACAAACCTTCGCGTGCCAGCAGCTCCCGAGCCCTGGTGGCCAGCGAATGCAGCATCATGGCGTCAAGCCGCGTGATTGACCGATCCGATGAGCGCTTATCGAGCAGCAGCATGGCGTCGGCCAGCGCCCGCACGACATCCCTACCGAGCAGCGCGGCGGAGCCTAGCAAGGCGGTGTCGCGATGGGATTGCTCCTGGAGCTTGATCATCCGGTCGTTGAGCGCAACGCCATCCCGCAGCACGCGCGCAAGCTCCGAGGCTAGCCGACGGTCACCCAGCAGGAGCTGCTCCGCGATGAAGCGCACGGCCTCTTTCTCGCGCGCGCTGGTTGACGAGAGCAGCACCGATTCACGCAGCACCCGAGCTATCTCAAAGGAGAGCCGCCGATCGTCAAGGAGGAGGTAGTCAACGGCATCGCGGTTGTAAAAGACAAAGCCGCCCGCTACCTGGGCCGTTGCAGAGTCTCCGATAAGCAACAATTCCAGGAGGTAGAGCAGCCGCTCGCGCGTGTCGCGATCAAGCATAAGCAAGGAGTCTCGCACCAAGCGAGTGCGCTCCAGCGCCGCAGCTGAGGTATCGGCCACGAGCAACGAGGAGCGCAGCGCGCGCAGCGTCTCGCGGAACGCGCGGTCCTCCATCAGCAGCCCCTCGCGCTGCGTTGCGCCCCGCTCCCGCTGCACCGTGTCAAGCA